ACAGGTCGTATCTGCCACACAATTGAATTAGATGAAAAATACGCAGACGTCATCGTGAAGCGCTACATTGAACAGGTAGGTACTTCCGATGACGTTTCTGTTATCCGTGATGGCCTTACTTATTCCTATGAGGAAGTTGCTGTCAGCGAGGAATCCAACGAAGCTTGATAGACCAAAATCACACCTTCTAAAGGCGCATCTTTGGTACATATATTCTTCTGGAATCGCTTGCTATTATGTGCCTTTAGAGTGATTAATGTACTACCAAAACATAAGGAGGATTCCACTATGGAGATTAAATTCAATGTAACCGGTGCAGACAGAAAACAGCTGGTCGGCATCATTTCAGAAGTAACCGGATGGAAAGCAGTTTACAAGGGTATGCCTTCAGCGGCCTATGTGGTAAACAACACCACAATAACCAAGGATGGCACCTGCTGCTTTGATGAACGCACAGATTACGATATAATTCGCGAAGTGTTGGAAGCAGCTGACAAGATAGGATTCAAAGCCGAAAGCATATCGGATGAGCTTTTTGCACAGTCAACCACCGAGGAGCCCACAGAACTTATAACCGAAGCCCCATCCTTCACCATTTCCATTCCACTTGATAAGGTTGCAACAGGAAACCTTGCCAACCTTCTGGATGCAAGAGCAAGCCTGATAAAAAAGGCATTAGGAATTACAGACCTTGGCTTCATCATTGAAAAGGACAAAATAACCTTCCCTTGGTTTAGCAAAATCACGGAGCCTGATGAAGCTACAGCCTACACTCAATTTATTGCAGCTCTTTGCCAGATGAGCATCAACCAGAAGCGCATCAACAGCACTGAAAAATCAACTGACAATGAAAAGTACACTTTCCGCTGCTTCTTACTTCGCCTTGGATTTATCGGTGACGAATATAAGCAAAGCAGAAAGATCCTCTTGAGAAATCTTTCCGGAAGCTCAGCTTTCAAAAGCGGCGCTGCAAAGGAGGTGGCAAACGATGAGATTTCCGAATGAAGCGATTGTAAATAGACTTCGCCAGACCTATCCGGCTGGCACACGTGTTGAGCTTGTACAGATGGATGATGTGCAAGCACCACCAATTGGAACTCGCGGTACAGTTTATGGTGTAGACGACACCGGAAGCATTATGGTTCATTGGGACAATGGTTCCAGCCTGAATGTTGTCTATGGTGAAGACCGCTGCAGAATTGTAAAGGAGGTACCACATGACAGCGAAAATTAAAAAGCAGATTCTTCAGGTAAGAGACACTGCTCTTATCAACATGCTGGACTTTCAGGGCGTTAAGCAGGTAGCTATTGACCTTGGGCTTCTGGAACTGGTCGCATACATTGATGAGCACCCGGAAGAATACGGTGATTTCATTCTTTATGGCAAGGAATAAACTACACATTTTCCTCTCTGAAACTCCCGCAATCTTTGGTACATATATGACTCGAATTAGCTTGCTATTATGTGCTTTTAGAGTGATATATAGTACTACCGAAAGGGAAATACACATTTTTAGGAGGAACCTACCATGAAAAGAATTGAAATTTTAGACAAGGCTGCAGAAACAGGAGCACGCTTCAAGGACATCGACATCAACCCAACCTTTGGTGCAGCTTACTTCTACAGCATCGACGCAGGCAATGAACTCATCAACTTCGCCGAAGTTATCTGGGATTACGACATCGACCCAATCCTTGAAAACTGCAAACGCCTTGGAATTACCGAGTTCACCATTAGCTCAACCTTCTCAAGCCTTATCACAACAATTTCTGAACTTCAAAAACGCGGATGCACACTTGACGGACTTACCGAAATCAACAGCCGCTACGATGACTGGAGAACAGGTGAGAAAGAACGCATTCCCGCTTTCAAGATGAGCATTGCAAAATAAGAAAACAAACAGAAATTACTATTCCCAGATGCAGAGCCGAAAGGCCCTGTATCTCGTTACATACGGTCGCAGTGATGCGGCTTATTTTTATGCCACAAGGAGGTGCAAAACTTGAAAAAATTGAAGAAATATAAACCTACCAAGTTCAAAGCCTCGGACTCAAAATACGATGAAGCCGCTGCCGATTATGCAGTAAACTTCATCGAATGCTTATGTCACACAAAAGGAACATGGGCTGGTAAGCCATTTGAACTCATCGACTGGCAGGAACAGATTATCCGAGATATCTTCGGTACTTTAAAGCCTAACGGTTACCGCCAGTTCAATACAGCTTACGTTGAAATTCCTAAGAAGATGGGAAAATCAGAACTTGCAGCTGCTGTTGCACTTCTACTTACATGCGGTGACGGCGAAGAACGTGCAGAGGTTTATGGATGCGCCGCTGACCGCCAGCAAGCAACCATCGTATTTGATGTTGCTGCAGATATGGTGCGTATGTGCCCGGCGCTAAACAAAAGAGTAAAGATACTTGCTTCCCAGAAGCGTATTGTATATCAACCTACTAACAGCTTCTATCAAGTGCTTTCCGCAGAAGCCTACTCAAAACATGGCTTCAATATTCATGGCGTAGTGTTTGATGAACTGCACACCCAGCCCAACAGAAAGTTATTTGATGTAATGACCAAAGGCTCCGGCGACGCTCGTACGCAGCCACTCTACTTCCTGATTACAACCGCAGGAACTGACACAAACAGCATTTGCTATGAAACCCATCAGAAAGCCAAGGATATCCTTGAGGGAAGAAAAATCGACTCTACCTTCTATCCGGTTATCTATGGTGCTGATGAAACTGACGACTGGACTGACCCGAAGGTCTGGAAGAAAGCTAATCCATCACTTGGAATCACTGTTGGAATAGATAAAGTAAAAGCAGCTTGCGAATCTGCAAAACAAAATCCCGGTGAAGAAAATTCCTTCAGACAGCTCCGTTTGAATCAATGGGTAAAGCAGGCTGTCAGATGGATGCCGATGGAAAAATGGGATAACTGCTCCTTCCGTGTCAATGAAGATGACCTTGAAGGCCGCGTTTGCTATGGCGGTTTGGACTTATCTTCCACTACGGATATCACAGCATTTGTTCTGGTTTTCCCTCCGCAAGATGATGACGACAAATATGCGATTCTCCCATACTTCTGGGTACCTGAAGATACGCTTGACCTTCGTGTAAGGCGTGACCATGTTCCATATGATGTTTGGGAACGACAAGGATTCCTGCAAACCACCGAAGGAAATGTTGTTCATTACGGTTACATCGAAAAATTCATTGGGCGTCTTGGTGAGCGCTTCAATATCAGAGAAATTGCCTTTGACCGCTGGGGCGCTGTCCAGATGGTTCAGAACTTAGAGAACATGGGCTTCACTGTAGTTCCATTCGGTCAGGGCTTCAAAGATATGTCTCCGCCTACCAAGGAACTAATGAAGTTAACACTTGAAGAAAAACTGGCCCACGGTGGTCATCCAGTACTTCGCTGGATGATGGATAACATCTATATCCGTACTGACCCGGCTGGCAATATTAAAGCTGACAAAGAAAAATCCACAGAGAAAATCGATGGTGCTATTGCTACCATCATGGGACTTGACCGTGCCATTCGCTGTGGTAATGATTCCGGTGCTTCCGTTTATGACAACAGAGGCATTTTGTTTATCTGAAAGGAGGCGCATGAAATATGAGTTTGATTTCCGGTTTATTCAGGTCAAGGGATAAGCCCACAAATAGCATTAATGGAAATGGCTATCGTTTTCTCTTTGGTGGAAGCACCTCTGGAAAATCCGTCAATGAACGTTCTGCTATGCAGATGACTGCAGTTTATGCCTGTGTGCGTATTTTGTCAGAATCCATTGCTGGACTTCCGGTGCATCTTTACCAATACAAAGATGGCGGCAGTAAGGAAAAAGCGCTGGAGCATCCGCTTTACAAGATACTCCATGATGAGCCAAATCCTGAAATGACATCATTTGTATTCAGAGAAACATTAATGACGCACCTTCTTTTGTGGGGAAATGCCTATGCGCAGATTATCCGTAACGGAAAAGGACAGGTTGTTGGC